AGGTAAGATGCTTAGACCTGCTGGGCGGTTGGCAAAAGGAGTTGAAGGACCGGTTCAACCGGCAGGAACACTTGCAAGGCAAGCACCTGGAGTTGCAGCCGCAGCGAGAGGAGCTTTGCGTGCAGGGGAAGTAGCACTGAAGCCTTTAGATGTTGCTGAACGTGCAACGCAGAAAGCTATTTCGTTTCCTTTCAGAAAAGGGGCTGCCGGAGTAGTGGCTGCAACGAAAGGGTATACTGACTGGGGGAATCTTAAGAACTTTGGGAAACTTCAGCAAGACTTTGCAAGCACTCGTATCAAAGAAGGGACATCTCCTGAAGAATCATTACAGATTGCTAATCAGCAATTTGCTAATGCGACAGGCGTTAATAACAGATTTGCCCTTAATCAACTTGATGAAGTAGTTCAAAATCCTGATGTGCAATTGCCGTCAGGAACCAGGCTTTCTGAGGAAGCTAAGAGAGTGGTTGGCGAAACAGAAATCCCTTCTACTGCCGCCGGAGAAAGAGCAGAACTTCCGGCTGAATCCAATATACCTCAAACACTAGAACCTAAAATCCCAAAAGACCCGATAGTTAGGATCATAGATAAAGGGCTAGAATCAGGTAAATGGTTAAAGCCTACTGTTATGGCAAAGCAGACTACTAATCAAATGCTAGATACCTTTGCTAAGTTAAGCACTCATATTAGCGGCAAGGTTCCTTATATACAGAGAATGAATACAGGAAGAGCGGCAGATGACTATGTTGGATTCATGAACAAGTATCATGACGGCCAGTTCTTGCTGCGTAACTTCCAGGACAATTTCTGGCGTTCTAATAAGGTGGTCCCAGGTCAAATCTTCAGCCCTGGTGAACAGTTTGATGTTGTAACTAAGATGCGACTGGCTATGGGAGCCAAACAGAAAGGTCTTATCTTCTACGCAAATTTCCTTAAAAACAGTTTAGAGCCTGCCGTTGCCAAAGGTGTTGATAGATTTGATATCGATCGGTACTTGTTTGCAAAGAGGGCGCAATATCTATACAAGAACAATCGTGCATGGAACCAACTGGATGAGACTCAGAATCGAGGACCACTAAGATTCTTAGATTATGAAACAGATCCCGTTACCAAAAAACTTCTTAGGGAAGAGGGAGTTGTGGTTGATGACGTAATGGCCAAGCAGTGGACTGACTTTAGCGAGGGGTCTGCTTTAAGAACTAAGTATACAGAGGAGCAGATAGCAGCGTTCCAAGACGTGGTAACTGATGCTCGTGACATGATGAGAATGTCACGGCGTAGGCAGTTTGAGAATAAGGTTATCCCCCAGGAGATGTTCGAGTTCTACGATATGGTTGATGATGAAATAGCAGAACTTGCAGCTGGTCGAAGTTCTCAGATAAGGCAACTATGGAACGACTATCAGGTAGCTACTAATGTAGAACGCAGGGCACTTACTGGCAGATCCGCCAGTGACGAAGTCAACGAGTATGTTGACAAAGTGATGGATCGAGCCGGAGTTCTGGAGGCTGATAGAGTCACTGCTCGTAATCAACTTGCAGAACTTGCCAGGGAATACAATTCTATTATGGCAGGGTTTAAGCAATCTCCCAGGGGAAGAACCGTTAACGAACCATGGTATATGCCAATGGCTTACATAAATGCGGCAGAAACAAAGAGTGCATTATTAGGATCGGGAACCAGAGGGCTGCCAAGATTATCTAAGGCCGCATGGGAAGACTTCGTTGAAATCCCAGGAGAGGATGTGATGGGACGAGAGGCGGTTATAGGATTCACGGCAAAGCCTATGACTGGTGACACTATGTTGAAACATTTAATGGCTGACGAGATCCGTGCCGCAGAAAATGATTTACTAAATGATCTCTTTGATATGGGATTGTTCGCAGAGCATGGGCTTGTTGATATAAGTAAAAATTATATTACAACGTCTGTTGACGAGCGTCACATCTTTGATGTCATGTCAGATATGAATATAATTGCAGGTCGATCTGTTGTAGGAGTCGATGATATCCAAAAACAGTTAAAGATTGACGGGTTAACTCTATCCAAAAAATCAATCAGAGATACAGTCAACTACATGACAGGGCAGAAGGTTCTTACAAAGCAACAGGGCAAGAATCGGTGGATGATTACAGAGGGAGCCAAAAGACCTGTTGCCAGAGATATTGCAGAGGAGTCTTTGCCTTCGTATGATCCTAATATGAAATCAGGAGTGATTACATTCTTCCGAAACGGGGAGCGTAAAGTTTTTGCGGCAACCGAGGCGGGAGGCGCAGTTGATCCAGTTCTTTGGAATACTATATACGGACGTGGAGGATTAGCTGTCAGGGGAGGCGGATCAAGAGGGCTGGGGTTACACTTACTCGCATTTACCAATGGTTTCTTTAGAGGGGCATTAACTACTTACAATCCTCTCTTTATTGTTAAGAACATGGTGATTGACATGTTTACAGGAACAATGGCAGGTGGAGCCACTATTCCTTATGAAAGCATGGCAAGGCTTGTAAAGAGCGCAAAGGCTACTGCCTTCGACCAGGAGGATCGGTTTACCCAGATATACATGGGTGGAGGAGGATTGCAGGGAAAAATCTTCGATCCTACTCCTGACAAGTACAGAAGGGTTACTAAAGCTATTGAGGACGCACGTCATGATGGCGTAGTAGTTCAGGGAGAGAAGCAGATAGACCGGGCACTTAAAGATGCTGCAAAGGAAATGATGGGTGTGCAGAACAGGACGTTTGCAAGAAAGCTGGTAGGAGGGCTACGGGTATGGAAAACTGTCCCTGCAACTGGCGCACTTGCAGAGCAGTCAGTTCGTTACGCTGTTGCTAAGAGGTCTTTTAAGAACCAGTTAGAAACTAAACTTGGCAAAGCTGAAGGCAAGAAGGAATGGAAACGCCTGATGAAGATGGATGAGCGTCAGTGGAATCACGAGTTGTTTGATAACTGGAATAACACAGGTAGAGGCTTAATTGATTCGGCAGAAGCAAAAGCAGCTTCGATAACCGGAGTTCAATCTACGCTAGACTTTCAACGTGGCGGGGATATGATCAGGGAAATAAATAGTTACGTTTTATTCTTAAACGCAGCTATGGAAGGAATGAAACAACCGTTCCGCTTAATGGGAATAAAGGCGTTACCTAAAGTTAAAATGAGAAAGTATCAGGTTGATGATGCAACAGGGTTAATTACGGAAGGACCCTTTAAGGGACTCCGGGTTTCTGATGAAAGTGTTCCCAAGTATCAGTTCCTGGAACCGGGAGAAGGGCGATGGGGTGGTGTTACTTCTCAGGCTTTTGAAACAGGAACTGGTGGTCCGAAGCAAGTTGCTTTGAGACTAGGCGTTGCTATGTCTGGCTATGTTGCTTTACAGCAGTGGTGGAATAAGCAATGGGAATACCAGGGAATCCCTCTCTATTATGATGTTCCAGAGTATGTTAGGAACAATGCTATAGTTGTAATGCTCCCTCCTCCAAAGGACGAGAACGGGGATTACATTATGGACGTGAATACCGAGCGTCCGAAACTTAGATACATCGTTATCCCTCATAACTTACGTGAATGGAATATGCTGTTTCAGCCTGCTAATTACTTAATGGACGAAATAAATGATGATGTTCCAAGAGACTTTAAAACCTTCTGGTATGACTTGTATCGGAACCAATCTCCGGTGGGTGACGGGATTCCTCTTCCAGAGTTTGCCAGATACAGTTGGGAGTTAAAGACTGGGGAAGACCTGTTTAGGGGCGAGGATATTGTTGGCACTGCGTTAAAGGGAGAACTTCCTCCTGACCAGTACGATACTCGCAGTTCGGAAGCTGTGATCCAGCTTGCTCAGTCTGTATATGACTCTGATCTTCCTGACTGGATTAAGAATAAGATAGCTAGCCCAAAGAGGGCGGAGCATTTCTTTACAGGGGCTACTGGAGGGATTGGGCAAGAGGCTTTAACTACTGCTGACTTTATACTTGATCAGCTAAATACTTTCCGTGAAGAAGAGGCCAGGCCTATGGAGGAACGGATAGAAGAGTATCGGCAGATGAATCGGATTAGCAGGGAAGAGTTTGTCGCTAATCTTAATGCAGAGGACTTGAAAGCATTTAGGAAAGAGATTCGCAGGCCTCGTAAGCAAATGCCTTTCTTTACAAAACTTATAAACATTTATTCCCCAGGTGCTGGTTACGAAGATCCTGATGCATCATGGTCTGCACGAGGGGGTGGAATCCGCCAAGCTGCACGAAGGATGACTGAGGAAGAGTTCCCAGAGATTTCTACTCAAGAAACTCGTGACGCAGGGATCATGTCAAGGAAGGTTAATGATCAGTTAAGAATTGAGCAGCAGAAACTTGATACAGACCTTGATAAGTGGAACACAAAGAATACTACTGGAATTGATCCAACTGCATGGATAGAAGGACGCAAGGCCAAAAAGCACATGCAGAAAGGGGTCTTAATGGCTCTTGGAGAAATGTATCCTGGTTCTATTTATGCCGCAGACGATGCTACACGAGATGCGTTTTATGAAACGTTATATACGGCAGTAGGGACTGATACACGGAATGCATCGCAATTACTAATTGCTGCTTACTATGCTATTGAGCCTGAAGGAGATCATCCTGAAGCTGAAGACTGGGCTAAGTTCTATGCAACAAGGGATGAGTTCATGCTGAAATTGCGAACTTCCTCTGAATCTAATGGAGACAAGATATATGAGAATTTCCTTAGAGACTTGCAATCTAACATGACGGACATGGAGAGAAGTTACGATAATGCTCGTAGGTATTTATCTACTTACTGGAATCTGGGGAAAGATGTCAGCCAGTTAACAAGTAATCCATCGGCAAGACTTCAGGAACAATGGGATGAATATAACAACCTGCCCAACATGGCGCAGAAAGATACTTTTGCAAAAGCAAATCCGCATATAGATCAGTTGAGAACGGTTCGTACTACCTTGAGAAAGATGTTAATTAAACAGGATCTTGATCGGAATCCTGATGGAAAGGCAAATTTGGATTGCATATTGGTTTATTGGTATGGAGGGAAAGGATGGCATAAAGGATATACGGATGAAGGCAAGGGTTACTGGAATAGACTATATGGAACTACTGCAACGGGCATTATCCCACGCAACCCCATGACAGAAAATTGACGTTTGGTCTATACTAATAGTATTTTAAAGGTCGAAAGGAAAAAGATATGGTAAATCAGACAGAACAACCTATAGAGAATGAAGCACCTGTGGATACAGGAAATACTACTACGGATATTACAGATGACTTTGCAGGATCGAATACATTTGAGGATGTATCAGCGTCTCCGGCAGAGGATACCACTACAGATCCTTCATCGTCAGAAGGACAGGAGACTTCGAGCGCACCGTCCGTTTCAAGTGATGCCCCGCTAGTAGCCGATGGTGCTTCTCCTGTATCTCCCCCTGGAGGGAATCCTCCTCAAGTTATAGATGACTTAAGTAGGCGTTTACAGGAAGTCGAACAGCAGAATTTACAATATCAACAGTCACAATACCAAACACAGATACAACAACACACTGAACAGTATAGGCTTCAGCTTGAGCAACAGGGCTATCTGCCGGAACAAGCTGACCAGATTGCACAGAACTGGTCTTCGCAACAGGCACAGGTTGCACAGATACAGCAACAGCAATCAGATTACGTTAGGCATATACAGGGTCAGTCAGCAGCAGCAGAACACTTTGCTGCACAATACGACTTAAATCTGCCGGACTTGGCAGAGTTGAGGAAATACTCAGATCCTCAGAGCATGGAGGCAGCGGCGAAACGCATGAAATCCGATAGGGAAAAGGATGCGGAAATAGCTAGGCTAAAGGCACAGCTAGTTCCCTCGCAGTCTTTTGACGATAGTCAATCGACACCAGCAGCTTCCACCGATGAGGGCAGGCTGCTTGAGAGATACAATCAGGGTGATCGATCTTCTCAGGCACAAGCAGCAGCACGAAGGGCTGCTGGGTTAGGTTGATTAAAGTTTATATTATAAGGAGAATTTAAAATGGCACAGACAGCCACAACTGGTAATTTAGAAAACGCACAGCGCATTATTATCTCTTCAGCCCGGTACACAGAGGAGCATAACGCTCCAGCTTTAGGTCTAATTGAAAAGTTCACTCTTCCAAAGGGTGCGAAGCAGGTAACTGTTCCTAAAGTCGGACAGATGTCCATGAGTGATCTACAAGATGGGCAGGACATAATTGACGAAGAAGATATTGGTATGACTACCGTTGACCTTACCGCATCTGAGGTAGGAGCAAAGGTAATTCTTACTGATAAACTTGTTCGACAAGCTGCTGACAATGTATTCAGTATGATCGGGCGACAGCTTGGAGATGGCATGGCAAGGAAAAAAGATAGAGATGTAATTGCTCTGTATTCTGGACTTAACGGAGGCACAGACTTAAGTGCTGATGGTAGAAGTATGACTACTGCCAACGTACACGCAATTATTTCTCAGGCTAAAGCTAACAAGTATGGTTCTCAGGTATACATTTTGCACCATCCAAATGCTATTGCTAATTTGTCTAAGCAGTCTGCTACTACAGCGGATACGGCAGCAGCAGCAGGGCTTACAAACGGATGGAGCGTAGACTTACTAAAGAATTTCTATAGTGGACTACGACCTATAAACGGTATCTCCATATTTGAAGATGGGAACATAGACAAAGTGTCTGGTGTTGATTCTGGAATTGGAGTTATTGCAGATAAAAGTGCAATGGCTGCTTTAACCAGCGTAGATACCAGGACTGAGCGACAACGAGATGCTTCACTCAGGGCTACTGAAGTTGTAATGACGGCAGATTATGGCGTATTTGAGTTGGACGACACCAAGGGCGCACCAGTTACATTTGAAATCGGTGACCTTACAACATCATAGGGACTAACTGAAAGAGGTAATCCATGGTAGGAATAACTGAACGAAACCAGCAGAAATTGGAGTTAGTCAATACTGGCTTCTCCATGAAGTACATAGACGAGTGGCAAGCCAAGACAGTTTTATACAGGCATAAAGCCAGTTTAAATGTTCAGGGTGAAGTCGTTAGAGATATAGGGACTACCCTTACGGGAGTGCCTGGTAATCCAGACTACGTACTAAGAAAGGCTAAGATCGGTTTGTTCCCATGGAAACCCGGAGATCAGTGTGATTGCCAATGGTGCAAGGAATCTACAGCCAAGAATGAAACAGTTGCGGAAGATCCAGTTAAGGACCGAGTAATCGCCTGTGATCAGTGCGACTTTGCTCCTGAGTCTGAAGACAAGGCAACCGCTTCGTCTCAACTTAGGTTCCATAAGACAAAGGAACATAAATAATTAGTGGGTAATGGGAGGTGTAAAGATTGACCGTGCCTCCCATCACTCTAATCTTAACGGACAATCGCAGGGCTTAACCCTGTAAACAAATAACCTTTAAGGAGGTTTACAATGTCTTTTCCAACAACAGTAGGTGGAAGATACGGATTTGAAAAAATAACTACCTCAGAGCAGAGACAAGTTCTCGGTGCTGAAATGGCATTCCCTGATGGTAGGAAATACAGATACGTAGAAAATGGCGGAACTGCTATCGAAGAAGGAATGATCGTAGCAAGTGAGGCTCCTGCCGGAAACCACGATGAGGACCTTGCAGTAACAACTGCTGCCGCTGGTTCCAGTTCAATCACTGTAACCCTTGGCGCAACGGCTGCTGCAAAGAATCTATATGCAGAAGGGTATCTCTTCTTTAACTTGCCTACGCTTTCAACAGCAGGGTCAAGAGTCTTTTATAAGATCAAGAGTCATCCTCAGGCTGACGGTTCTGCTACATTAGCTCTAACACTTGATGAGCCAGATAACTCAGTTATTGCGGTTACAAATGGTACAGAGACAGCAGGTCTAATTAAGAGTCCTTACAAGGACATAGTAGTTGCTCCTGCCGCTGTAGCAGGACGGTTTGTGGGTCTGTCAGTTTGCCAGATCGCTGCCAGCTATTATGGATGGGTACAGGTAGCAGGTCTGGGAGTAGCTGCTATAGACGGTACTCCAGCAGTAGGAACATTAGTGGGCGCAAGTTCCAATCACGCAGGTTCATTACTTGCTGTTGGTGCCGATACCACTCCTGCTCTTGCTAGGGTTCATGGTAAAGCAGGTGTGAACGATGAGTACCACACCGTTATGCTAATGAACCTTTCCTAAGATGGATAAACTATGGACGCCTCAAGGCATGGTCTACTTAGGCTCAACTGACGTTGGGTTTAATGGCGAGTCTGGGGCGTCTATGGTGGTTCACCAGTTCAAGATGAAGTCTCCTGTAACGGGCAGGATGTGTGAGGTAGCAATACCTGCTGATCCTACGGTTAGCAAAGCACACGTAGAAGACATGGCGGCTCAATCCTTCGAGACTTTCTTAGAAGAAGAGAAGGAACGAGAGATGAAGCGCAAGCCAACAGGAGATGAACTCAAGGAGATTGGTAAAGCAATAAAGGAATTTAGAAAATATACCGCAATGATGCGAGAATCTACTAACAACAAAATAACATATAGAGGTATCTGATGGTCGGACAGAACACTTCAATTAATGTAACTAATGAAGACATACAGAATGTCTTAAGTGACAAAATTAATATAATAGCTAATTATGAAGTACAGATTGCAGCCCTAAAGCGAACTGTGATCGAATTGCAAGAAGAGGCTACATCATGCCAGTGCAAGGAAGAACAAGAAAGCAACTCCGACAGTCAATCGGAAACAACTTAGGAGCCATTAGAACTGGCACCGCTTATGATGCCGGGTCAACAACGACATTGATATCTCTTTCGCTCGTTGGTGGCGATGATTCTTATAATGGCAAATGGCTTGTGGTTGCTGATGTCACTAACTCTAACAATACTGAAACCAGGATCATTAGTGACTACACAGCGTCTGCTTACAGACTAACGGTACAACAAGCATATTCATTTGCTACGGCTGCCGGAGATACATTTGAAATATGGGATGATGAATTTCGCCCTGAAGTAATTGAAGAATTTATTAACCAGGCGATCATTGATGCAACAGGACAGGCATATCATCCTACTGAGAATGTGGAACTACATGGAGACAGCAAGAATATGCGGTTTGATATCCCGTCTAATATTTCGATAATTAACAGACTGTTTTATAGAAGTAAGATTTCATCAACGATATTGCATTCTTGTAATGCGGCGTTTGATGAGACAGTTGATAGTGACATTACAGTTACTGTAGATACAGAAGATAAGAAAAGAGGAACTGGTAGTAACAAGTTTGTCATTGCAGCAGGTGCAAGCGCAGGAGATATAGCTACTGATTCTATCGCTAGTAAAGACATATCTAAGTATGATTACTTAGAGTGTTGGATTAAAAGCACAGTAGCTACAAGCGCAGGGAACTTAAAGATTCTATTAGATGACTCAGCTTCTTGTGCATCTCCAATTGAGACTTTAGAAGTCCCGGCATTAACAGCTAATACATGGACTTACGTAAGGATAGCCCTAGCTAACCCAGAGACGGATACAGCGATTATATCTTTAGGATTAGAGTATGATTCGGACTTAGGAGCCTGTCAGGTAAGGCTGGATGATATCAAGGTAGTTGAGAATGATACAGCCGACTGGGTAATTCTTCCCAAGCATCTATGGAGAATAGATCGTTCAGCAAGAGACTTGATACTGTCTGACACAGCCCGTCTTGAAGTGGGATATAACTTGATCAAGATCCAGGGTGGAGACAAGCCAGCGTTGTTGACAACTGAGACAGCTACTTCTGAGATAGATGACAGCTATATAATAGCCAGAGCAACAGCGTTAGCGTTTGCTGCTAATTCGGGAGGAGCTTCTACAGATCCTGACCAAAGACGGCAACAGGCAGCGTTCTGGTTTGGTCTTGCAGAACAATCAAAGCGAGCGTTCCCTACTATGATAACTGGACGATGGGTTGAGTAATGGCAAACAAAGTTGTAGAAACTAACGAGATATATTTAAACGGGACGTATTACCCGTTAACTCGTCCTGTTCAATCAACTCTTGCATCTATATATCCGGCAAAGATTACCATCGGAGATACCACTAAGGACTCACAGATTAGATCCAGTGTTATCAGTTGGTCTGACTGGCGTGGAGGTATAGGAGTAGAGCGTATGCAAGGTGCTGCTGATGTGGACCGAGCATGGTATAGCACTCTTAACCTGAGACACAGACATCACCTGGTCTTATCTGCTTTAGCTAATGCAACCACAGCGGAGACAGCATCAGGCACTACTATAGATGGAGAGATTACATTCCTTGCTGAATTAGGATCGACACTATATGCAGGGTACGGAACAGTGCCTTACTTCTACACAAATGGTAATTCAAAGTGGGAGAGGGTTCAGCACGGTGGAAGTGACTACACTTTCCCTGGTAGTCCTAACGACAGTCTTACGATAAGAATGGGTGGCACTGATAACGTAGTAGTCGCACATGAGGCAGGGTATTCTTACTTTGCTTCTTCGACAACAGTAACAGATGTGTCTTATGCATCTGTGCCTACAAAGACTACAGATGGTGTTAAGTTTATTGCCTATTGGGATGATCGGTTATGGGGAATAGATTCCGCAGGACTCCTTTGGTATACCTTGACCTTGAACGGAACAAAGGTGGATGACGCACAGTTGCCTGTCCAAAGCGGATATGTCACCGCATTATTTGTAGGACGTGACGCTACTGGTGATTTGATCTTATATGCAAGTACTAAGACAGGACTATACGCACATGATTCTGCTAATGCCAGGTGGGTAGAGACAGAATTTAAATTACCATTACATGAATTCAATGGATCGGGAACGACTAGGTGGAGGGATGCTATATACCTCCCGTCAGGACTAGGGATCTACAAGTATATTAACGGAGCGCAGTCTGCGGTTATCACCGTAACAGGTCCTGACAAAGATGACGGTTTACCTGAAGCTAATCGAGGAACTATCAAGAGGCTGATTGGTAGTCATACGGAACTGATAGCAGCAGTCGATGCTACGGCTGCACCTGCTACTCCGGCTCCTGCTATGGCTTATCAGTCTGGTGCAACTGCTGGTATGGTAGGACATAGTTCTCCTGCTATTCCTGATAGTTCGGGAACTTCTTCTATAGTTGCATGGAATGACGTGGGATGGCAGACACTTTGGTCTGCACCATCAGCAGGTCAGCCTATCACCGAGATGCTAGTTACTAGTGCGGGAGAGGGAGACTATAGATTATTCTGGGGATGGAACGGTGTGGTGTATCATCAGATGCTTCCGCCTGATGTTATCAATCCTACTCAGCTAGTAAACATGGAGTATGAAACCACTGGTTATATAGAGTCTCCCTGGTTTGACGCAAGCCAGTCTGAGGTAGACAAGCTGGCGTTGAAGTTGAAGGTTGAGGTTGAGGATGCTGGTTCTAATGAGACTGTAGTGGTTCAGTATGCTACTGATTACACAGAGAGTTATACGTCTATGGGAACGATAACGTCTGACGGCACTACTACTTATACCTTTGGATCTAACGTAGGAACGACTTTCCGATCAATAAAATTTAAGTTAACACTGGCAAGGGAAGCAGGAACTACCACAGCAATTATGAAAAAGTCTCCAGACGTAGTTAGCTTGACGCTTGAGTATCGCAAGAAGCTACCTGCTAAGTATGGACACTCAGTTGAAGTATCATTAAACGAATCTTATAAAGGCAACAATCCAAAAGGACTTCGCTCTAATCTTATAAGTGCAATAGAGTCTAACACCCTGGTGGAATTCACTTTCCGTGACGATAGCGGAGGCACACGCAATTACTACGTTGATGTTGTGAGTGCTACAGGAATAGAGTATACAGGGCTAGACGAGAGAGGCGTGAGTAGAATCTCACTGGTGGAACCATGAAAACTTTTACATCAAGAACTGATGTGCCTAGTGCTGGCACAAGGGTGCAGATCAGTAATACTGCTAATCGTGTCTTATCAATTGAATTTAAAGCACCTGCTGGTAACTCAGGATTAGTTTACGTAGGAGAAAGTACTGTTAGTGCTTCTAATGGTTATGAATTATCTGCGACTAATACTGTCACATATAATTTCTTAGAAGCTGGCGGATCTGTACCGATTTCTACTTTCTATGTAGATGCAGCTACCAATGGTGATGATGTTTGTTGGAAAGCAATACTGGACAGCTAATGGTTACTCAGAGTGTTATACAGTCTCCGCCTGACGAATGGACGGGATCGCTCCCCGAATGGATGTTCTATGCAGCATTAGCGCAATTGGGTTATGAGGACGGAGTTGACTTCTCATTTCAGAGTAGCCAGTTCGGAGGACGCTTGGACAAGGGAGGAATGGTTCTTGACTTCGATTTTACTAATCCTCCAAACTTGGCAGTTAACGTGCAGGGGGTGTATTATCACTACCACCTGGGTGCTGATACTAAGGCACGTGACATAATGGCACGAGAGGCACTGGCAGGTTTAGGCATAACATTAATATTTGTAGACGAGGACGATTTAGAACAAGATCCTATAGGAATAACAAGGGATGCGTTAAATTATCAAGATCGCTCCCGATTAGGAGGTAGATAGAAATGGCAACCCCAACGATTAACTTCAAGGGATTCGTTTATGACGATGCTGGTGCGGCAATCTCTGGGGCAACAATCAATCTATATGACAAGAACACCACGACTACCAGTAGAGCCTCTACCACCACAAATTCATCTGGATTTTGGGAAATTGCTCATACAACTAATGGTGAATTTGATGTCCAGGTAACAAGTGGTTCTTCAAAGAGAAGGATCAAGTTTGATGACGCCATCCATTTGTCATCCATAGATACCCAGACTCTTGCGGTGAGAGGAGCCAATGGTGCTGCCGCTAACATGTATCTGTATGCTGATCGAGGAGATACAGCAGGTGATGCATGGAGATGGTCGGTGGCTGATGGTGGAGTAGTTACCTTTGCTAACAATATTGCAGACATAGATGCTTATGTGACTCACATAACTCTTACTCCAAATGCCACTGTAGCTGATTCTTCGGCAGCATTTGCAGGCAAGGTTACTGTTGCTAATACGCTTACATTATCAACCGTTGCAGCGGCAGGAACAGATACAGATAAGTTCTTAGTATTAGATGGTTCGGGTAACGTAGATTACAGAACAGGCACACAGGTGTTATCAGACATAGGTGGAACAGGAGCAACCGCACTAGATGATATAGGCACAGGTGATGCCGCAGCTAGTCTTGTTACAACAGTTGGCAATATAACAATTGATGCACAGGCTAATGATGCAGATGTAATCATAAAGGTTGACGATAATGGTTCAGCGGTTACGGCTGTAACATTTGACGGTAGTGATGAAGGTAATGCAATATTTGTGAATGATGTTCAGTTAAAGTCTGACGGTGCGCTTCTTGAATTTGGTACCGATCTGGACACTACTCTTACTCACACAGATGGAACTGGACTAACTTTAAACTCAACCAACAAGTTAACCTTTGGAGATGCTGCAACTTTCATACATCAATCATCTGATGGTGTAATGACTGTTGATGGTGAGGCTACTATAGACCTCAATGCTTCTACTGCTGTTCTAATTAGCAATGACCTAAAACTAGACAGTGACTCTGCTGTTATTAACATAGGCGCAGGTGATGATGTAACCATAACCCATGACGGCACGACTGGTGCCACGATCTCAGGAACACCGATGGTTTATCAATCATTAGCTACAGCCACTCTTGCAAATGATACCCATGCTGGGATTGTTCTTGAAATGCTAGCAGGTGAATCCCTTGCTGTAGGAGATTGGGTTTACGCTGACAGCACTGATGCCAGGGTTAGCAAGGCAGATGCAAATGATACTGGTGATAATGGTCATTACCCTGCTATTGGCGTAGCTGTATCAGCACAAGGATCGGCAGGTAGTCCTGTAAAGATATTAACTCATGGTACTTATAACGATTCAGATGGATTCGGTGGCGATTTAACAGAAGGCAATCTATTGTATTTATCTGAAACAGCAGGTGGGATTACCGCAACTGCTCCAAGCGATGACGGAGATATGGTACAGGTAGTAGGCGTGGCAATTGGACCACGAGATGTATTTGTGAATCCTAGCCTAGTTGTTGTAGAGGTTGCATAATGCCTGATATAGAGAAGGTGATGGGCGTTGGTGCCACCGATATTGAAAAGATAATGGGTGTTGCTGCTGGTGACATAGAAAAAGTTACGGGAGTAACCCTCTCTTTGGGAACACTTGTATGGCACGGAGATAGAGCAGTTGGGTATGGTGGTTACACTGGTAGTGCTTCTGTAAATGTTATCCAATATAAAGCTGTTACTAGTAGCGGAGACACCTCAGACTTTGGAGATGTATCAGCAGGTACCTCCATGTATGCGAGTGGATTGGGTGACTCTTCTAGAGGAGTCTTTGCTCTAAGCGTACTTGATGCCAGTGATTATTCTTCTAATATAATAGAATATGTGACAGTCGGCTCGACAGGAGATGCAACCGACTTTGGTGACTTGTCTGTTGCTCGTGGTTATTGTGCTTCAACAACCAATGGAATTACTGGAGTATTCGCTGGTGGATACGAAGGCTCTAACCCTCGTTCTGATGTGATTGACTATATAACTATTAGCACTACTAGCAACGCCAGCGACTTTGGTGATTTGCCTGAAGGTGGTTCTTCATTAGCTGGTGTGTGCAATACGGTAAGAGGAGTTTTTGGCGGAGGCTATAATACTGTCACATCTCCAAACCAAAAGGAAGAGATAGAATATGTGACTATCGCTTCTGTTGGAGATGCAAGCGACTTTGGTGACTTAACCGATGATAAACATGCACTTTGTGCCGTTGAGAGCGGTACTCGTGGAGTGTTTTGGTCTGGTAGAACAAGTAATAGTAATAGTGACCAAGTAAATATAATAGATTATATAACCGTTGATACCACTGGAAACGCAAGTGACTTTGGTGACCAAGACACTCTATGTGACTGGAGTACTAATGGAATGGGAAACCTTACGAGAGGAGAAAGATGGGGAGGAGTACAAACTGATAACGTTAAAACGGACGCTATACAATACATAACAATAGCTTCTACAGGAAACTCTACTGACGCAGGGAATCTTTTAGGAGAGTATACCTATGGACCGGGAGGTTG